CAGAGGTACAGGGGAAATTAAGCCCTGGATCTTTGTACTTTTCGGCTCCCGGTTTTTATACCGGTCTCACTTCCATATGAGAGGCGACCCAATGGGCCGTCAAGCCTGACGCAACAACATAGCCACCTAATCGGCGACGTTTGTAGAAGTCAGACACAGCGGAAACGTCAGGTACATGATATTGAGCTAAACTAGCCTTCAACCATGTAGCAAAACGAATCCCTCCATGTTTTCTTCGGCTTTCGTTGTACTGAAAGTTGCAGAATGGGAATTTTACAGTCCCCTGCTTCGAAACGCGTATCTTGGCAAGTTTTACCTCACCAAGATACTCTCTGAGAAACCTAACCATGTCTCCACGGTCACGGAATCCAGAGTCGTCGGGATAGAAGGAAGGAACAACCTTAAATTCAAGGTTGTGTTCCCTAAACAGATCAAGAACTGCTCTAAAGAAGGCCTTGTCATACACGTACGTCAGGGGTCCAAAGTGGGAAATCCACTTTTCTACGACCCCATTCAACACGATGTACAACCAGGGCTCTAATGAAGAGAGGCGATCTGAGTGTGGTGCCCTTAAACTTATAGGGCGAACGTTGTATCCCGCGAGGTAATCACCCCCGCAGGACTCTCTGAAGCTACCACTAGGGTCGTAGAACGATTTTTCATCGTTCACGATAAACCCAACCGAACTCATTACATCGAGAAAGGCTGGGGTCCAATGGCAAGGCAAAATGCAATCATCGCCAAACACCGAGACGCTCTTCCAAACCCGATATTCTGGGAATAGAGTGTTCGTTTTTGGGTTTTGCGACAATATAGTAGCATGCGCCATCGTCCAGAAGACGAGAGTCTCAAGCGGAAAAGTTACCGCATTTCCCATAGTGCTGAACATGTTCAACTCCATCATGGTACCTTGTAGGTCCATTTTTGGGGATCGAACACGATCACACAGATTAAACCACTTAGGAGGCATAAGCCAATTCAGTAGTTCTCTCAACATGCAGTCCGAAGCGCTGCTCCAATCCACGGTGGCGTTAAAGCCATCTATGGAAGCGAGTCTAGCTAACTCCTTGTGCAAGTCTGGTAGAGTCTCGACGTCGAGGCCAACAACTTTCATTCGGGCATAGAGGATAACCATGAGACCTTGCTGGAAAAACATATTCCATGTAGGCTCCACAGCGATCATACGCTTTATTTCAGTTGTTTTATCGACTGTTGTTGCGCGTGATCCGTCGACGATAGCGAACCTTGGGCTTGTAGAGCCCCTATTGAGATCCTCAATAGCTTCAGCCAATTTCTGGTCAAAAGTAAGGTAAGCTTCGACTAACGGTTTAACCCCAGCGGTTACACTGATAGGATATCGGAACTTTGCTTCTAGGGAGGTGTCAACAAAAGGCACACCTATAGAAGATCCACCGCTCTGTTTACAGGCGGTGAACAGTTCCTCAATCGTTACAGTACCCAGTACAAAGTGCATCAATGACCTGGCCCTAAGTAGGACCTTGTCATGATAATGCGTACTTGATGTAAGGCGCATAGCAGGATCAGGAAAAACAATATCCTTGAACCCTGCCATGTGCTCATTGACATTACGAAATTTCTCGTACGTCAAGTCATCAAGGTTGGACTGGTCACAATCAGAAGGTACAAATTTCTTTAAAAAGCCTTCTTTTTGCCGATCAGCGTAAAAGCAACGCGGGTCCTCTTTATCCTCTTGCATCTGCGTGAGGGTTGAGAGATCACGAAGTATCGCTCTACTTAGAGATGTCGCTACTACAGTAGAGTTAAAGAGCGTCGGTGCCCTTTTTGGTTCCTGGCGTTTCTGTTTCATCTGGGTTTTCTCCCGTTGGTGATTCAGTGGTACTCGGACCTATCAGAATTGGTAGGCTACCCGTCCAACATCTACTAGTGCCATCGTTATCAACTGCCACACATGTCAAATACAACACGAGTGTCATTATTACAGCAGCTATGCTGTAAAGTGCAGATCCCGATAACATCAGTCGATGGCCTGATCTTTCCAAAACGACGAATAGTCCGAATCGGAAAGAAGCTGAGCTGCATACGACAGGATCGTGTCCTTCTCGGCATCAGTAGTTTCGATGTCGCAGGCGAACGTGATCTGAACAGTGTTGACCGTACGGTCGCCATTGTCCAGCTCCAGCGGTACCTTCAGGTACATCTGGGAGCGCTGTTGAGTGTAGCCATTTGGAGCCGAAGTCTTGACTTTTGGTTTTGACGTGGTCGCCACGAGCTCTGTTCTGGTACGAATATCTGTACCATCTAAGAACAGGTCGTGTTGATTTAGGTCAGCGCCTAAAGAGGTCAGGGTCTTGGCAGTACCGCCAGTGGCGGACACCGTACCGTCCTTAAGGACGGAGGAGTTAGCTAATGACATAATAGTCATCCTTTTGCTTGTATAGACTCCCTCTGACTACCTTTTACGGTAGACGGAGTTAGGTACGAAGGCCTGATAGGCTAACGCACTTAGGTCTAGGACTTTGTAAATATCATTCACCAGCCCACCAATGTTGATCGGTGGAATAGTGTCTGAGATGCTCGGTGACCATACCTCTCGCTCGTAAATCCCATATGTATTTTTAACGGGACTCCCGGTAAGAGAAACAGTCCAGAGTGGAACGTTTTGCACTTTGTGGTAACATGTAGTTTCCACGTTAATTTTTGTGCGAACGTACCCTGCAAGGATCTTAATGCTCGGATCAGCCAGATTAGTCATGCCGCGAATTGAAGCACTTATATTCGCGACACGATCAACCATAAAACTATAGGGCACAATAGCCCATAAGGTCTCTGGTATGTCTTTCGATCTGAACCCTAGACGGAAGCGCATGTTGTCCAAGGGGTTACTAACCTCGTACAAAATGCCGGCATGGACCTCCCGCTCACCCTTCAATGTGTAATCGAAGTCTGAGTAGGTGTTTGATCCATATGTGTGCCGTTTAGTCTCGTTTTTCTCACAAGTTTCAGTGAGTTTACCCCGCGCAGAATTTCTTACTGAGCGGGTTCGTGTTTTAGCATCATAAGCATCCATAGCATCAGAAACGCTACGGACAAGAGGCATGGCAGCAAAACGATATTCGTTCCAAACGTTGGACAAAGCATCCAACATCCGGAGCGATTTACGCGAGCTTTTGTGCCTCTTTGCTTCATTGCGAATTTCACGACCGAGATTATACAAACCTTTGACAGGATTCCGCAAAAATCTCACGGTTTCTCTAAGTTCAAAGGCATCTTCCATGAAGGCGTACGGGGAACTGTCTATATATCTTAACGCGAGCAATTTTGCGTTAGCGACAGTGTTACCATCCCATTCAGCGTCCGCATCGGACCACTCCGGTAAACCACAAAGATCTAAGTGGTGGAGGGTTTGAGAGTTGGAAACGGTATAGTTTGGATAACCGGCTCGGGTACCAAGATAGGTCCCAGCATCAGAAGTTCTGATTTGCCGTCTGTACGAACAAGGGTTGTTTATCACCTCGCCTTTGGCTATCCTTTCACGATAACGTGGTGTTACCACGTCAGTCATGGAGGTATAGTTACAGGCACTCCAACAGGACGCGGAGAAGACGGGTGTTCCACCATACATCTTTTCAGATGTGTATGATTCTGGTGGTGACCCGCTTTCCCTGTTTCTCGTTGGCATTGGTGTTTACTCCCTTGATAAGTTGAAAGCGTATGAATAGCTTTCATTCATAGTACTTACCAGCACTATGAGACAGACCTCCCTAAGCGAAATGCT